TTCCAGCAGGGCATCTTATCTCTCATTTTCTGTATAGCCGCCATAATACGTTAGTCCTTTTTTCTAGACTTACCTGCTTTTTCGAGAGCAATAGCTACAGATTGTTTTTGTGGATATCCTTCTTCTCGCAGCTTGCGAATGTTCTTCGATACAGTCTTATCGCTAGATCCTTTAGCTAAAGGCATAGTATGTTTCCCTTCTAACGGCTCCAGTTAGCACAGGTCTCGTTACCTCGACCAATACCTGAGTACCGGGCATTCTCGCCTAACGGCTCCAATACCACCAGTAGCGGCGAGTATTGGTTCCCCAGACATTTGACTTTTTCTTGACACGAAGTTCCTGCTGACGACCTACCCAGCTTCTTTCAACCTGCTGTTCGAACTTCTTAAGGATAGCTTCCTCAGTTTCTGCCTGTCCACCAAGCTTACGAGTAATCTCAGATACAGCGTACTGAATTAGAAAGTTACTTGTAGGACGGCCGAAGTATGGCACACAAATGCCGTCAATGGCACAGATGTAGTCATCTGGCTGAATCTGTATATCTTGTAGAGTATTGCCAATTTCTCTATTAAAAACATTAGTACGTGCCGGAGAGGCCCTAAAGGTAATCTTATTGTCTACAATAGATTGTATCTGAAGTGATCCCTTAATTTCACCAGTCTGCCCATCAATCACATTTACATAGGAGGCCAATTGATCGGACTGGGTTGTAAGGTTTCCATCTGCTTCGTCTACAATAATATAATTACTTGCAGAATTAATAAGAGTTACTCGGCCTTGCGGCAAGACAAGTTTCTCCGGATTACGTATATACCACATGCGGGCATCGTAGGAGCCAGATGGCTGCGGTACGATTCGAATCTTTCTTCCGATAATGCAGTAGTATAGGGGGAATGAGCTAATAGCTGCGGATTCGTAATTGGTAATATCTCGGTAGCTAATCCGTTGGATTTCTATATAGTTGGCACGACCTGTACCCACCGGCACAGTTGTCTCCAACTTGAGAATACGATCCTCGAAGACATCTTCGGGAATGTCATATTCGAATACACCAGCTTGCAGATCCAGTGTAGAATACTGCAGCAGTGGCTCCGGATATTTGCGGCTGAGAATATCGGCAGCAAAGTCCCAGCCACGATTGAGAGTAGGAAGTATGTCTGCTTCTGTGGAAACAGAGTCCCTATTCATCTCATCGAGCTGTTGCCTTATTTCTTCTACAAGGTTTTCAACAGTATAATTTAGTCGTGGCATGACTGCCTCCGATTGGACTTACGCCTTCATTTTACTCATTAGGCCACGCTTCTTAAGTTCGGCCATAAGCTCGTCGTCGGAAAGAGCGGACAGATCTAGTGGCTCCATTTCCTCGCCTTCAGCTTCCATCTCTGCGCCTTCTTCGGCGAGTTCTTCACCTTCCTCGGCTTCGAGTTCTGGCAACTCGAGAGGCATTTCTTCTCCCTCTTCTTCTGCCATTTCTTCTCCGGCAGCTAAATCTAGCTCCTCAGGAGCTGCTTTTTTAGAAGCAGGCATCTTCATTTTCTTCAATTTATTTAGCATATTAGTGACCTCCTACAGTCGTGTATATTCTACCCCATCTGGGGCAGCTTGTAAATAATTATTTTATAGCACTGTAAACTGTTGCAATTGCTGCAACAATTCCTATAACCCACGCCGAAGCTGTTATAACCGTCTGAACCGTAATAACGTGAGTTCTAATTGGTTGTAGGGCTTCGGAAAGTTTATCAATATTACTTTCTGCAATAGCCGTCCGACGAATATGTTCCGCTACATCCACTTGAATTTGTGTCTGTACTTCTACCAACTTATCCAGCTTTTCTTCAATTCTATCTAGACGACTATCCATTTTCGTACTCCCGATTACAAAGCCAGCACATGCTCTACAAAGAGCAAGTCCCCCCCAGAATGAGGCTTAATATTACCCGGCTCGCCCCAGACAATACCGACATCATTATCGGCCCGCTGAGTGCGCCACTCTTCTGTCCAATCGTGCCTAGTGGGCAGCCTGTCGGCAGGCCACTGTGATGCCAGCTCGGCCCGTGCATCATCCTGCCAACCACGTAGAGCTAGGGCCAGTGCGTTACGGGGAGAATGCTTCAGTATTCTGTCCAGTACCTTGTGCTCCCATGCTGCAGTGTTACCACGAATGCGACGGTTGAGATAAATATGTAACATAGCTAGATGGGACTGATATCCCGGTACGGAACCGATTGGTTGCCAGATATTTACGAGGGCTATAGACAAACGTTTCCACCATTTGGAGGTTGTCGTCGGGACGACCGAAGGTTGTCCTCCCCGAAGATGAGCTATAAGGGCATAGAGGAGCAGGATAAGACCGGGTGTAAACCACGTCCTGTTATCCTTAACACGCAGCTTCCACTTGGTATAGGGAATAGGCAGTTCTACTACACGATTCTCTCGACCCATCTTCCAGTTGTGCTTCCACCCGTATGCAGCTACCTTCTCGAGGATGTCAGCTCTGCCGAAATGTAGGCAGTAGCAGAACAATCCCATGAACATATCACGGCTAATTGTAGATTCACGAGGACCTAGTTGATAAGTAGCTACTGCCATGGATGGATTTCTATACACTTGGCCCTTAGAATCGAAGTAGTCTCCTACTTGGAAATCCACTCCACGGGCCACCGCCTGAAGGCAAGCAAACAGAAGCCCGTCCCCGGAACTACGGAAGTAATCCGGATGTGCGGCTTTCTGCTTGTAGACTTCGAGTTGAGACATATATTAGTTACTGTGAGGTTAAGGCTAAAATTATAAAGAGTAGTTTAAGCATTAGGCGATTCTTATTGCTCTTATTTGTGCCCCGTCTACGGTCACGCTTCCAGATGCACCTTGAGAGTACATTACTAGATAAATAGTTGTTGTCGTTGCTAAATTTAAACGAACTTGTGGAGTTGATGTACCAAAACTTCCAGTTAAAGAAGCAGGATACATATAATCGAACCTATCAATTGTCTGTGTTCCGTTAGTTGCCGAGGAAGTTGTTAAGGTTAATATTTGTCTAACAGGAGTTGTTGGTAAATTGTTTATGCTTGCATAGCCTACAACATCCCATGTCCCTGCAGGTAAACTTAATACTCGAACATTTGTATTTGTAACATTTGCTACGGTATTTGTTCCACCATTTGCTGATGTTGTTTCTTGTACAATTTGACCCAACATCCCCGTAGGCACAACACTCCCGCTAGTATCTCCAATTATGTTTCTAGCTGAGACGGGGTAGCCTACTGCTGCTCCAGATTGTACTTTGCGAACTCTCCACTTATCGCCAGAAAGACCAGACCAAGGACTTGTCACTCCACGTGCGTATTTACCACGGATTAAAACTATATTTGTCCCATCAAAATAAACTCCTGCTCCAATAAAATTAGTTCCATCAAATCTAAGAGGATCAACTCTATCAGTTGATCTAAACCATCCACCAACACCGCCACGCTGGAATTCAATTGAAAAACTATCAGTTGACAAAACAGAAGATGCTGAAGTTATTGTAAATGATTCTGAAGCACCAGCCGGAGTTGTTGTCAACATTGTTGCTCCGTCTGGGCCATTTACTTGTGCTGTCCCATCCCCCGCTGATTGTAATAATGCTTTCTGTGTCATGTTTGCTCCTTAGGCGATTCGTACGGCTGTAATTTGAGATTGATTGGCATTTAGAACGATTGATCCGATTGTAGAATAATCAAGCCTTGCTACCAAATATACAACTTGAGTATCAGATGATACGGTTATTATTCTTGGCGGTAATGTCAATCCTGGGCCTGAGTTGTTCCCATTTGGGCTTGATGCTTGCGCAAAATAACCATCTGGCGGTGATAAAGTTGGCCCAGTTGATATTCCAGCATTAAAAGCCGTCCATCCAGTATGAGTTGATCCTCCTGATACATAACAAAAACCAACACCAGAAACCATCCAAGTTCCTTTGGTAAGTGTTAAAGATTCGATGCTTGCCCAAGATCCTGAAGCGGCTGGCGCACTTGTTCCTGTTGATGTGCTTACTAAAACCTCCCCCAACATCCCAGTCACCGGAGCCACACCATCTGTTGCGCCTACGATATTCTTGGTTGAGATTGGGTAGCCTACTTGGGCACCGGAAGATACTTTTTTAATTCTATATCTAAGACCAGCACTTGCTGAACTCCATACTCCATTTCCGCTGTTTGGATTTCTATATTTTCCCCTTAAAAGTATCCAGTTTGTTCCATCAAAATAAAATCCAAGGCCAATATATGTTAATGACGCCTCTTGGACAGTAAGCGAAGTTAATTCAATAGAACCAGATATTGATGTCCACTTACCATTTCCAAACGGATCAAGTTCAATAGATACAATATCAGTTGGCAACCAAGTTGTGTTCCAAGGATTTGGCCCAAATGAAATGCTTTCAAAAGTTCCAGATGGGGTTGTGGTTGGCAACGTTGAACCGTTTGGCCCCCTGTTTATTGTCAAAGAGCTAAAGCTGCTAGTTGATAAATACTCCTCAACCGCTCTATCTGCGAGGGTAGTGGTGCCGGAGGACCATTGGGAGATGGGCACTTCAAATTGAACTGATTGAGGTGCGTTACTTCCAAAAATTGTTTGTGAATTTAATCCAGATAAATTTTTTGTACTTGAGCCATCTCCGATGTTACAAAATGCAACATTTGTTGTTTGACCACTTTCGACAAATATTAAACAAGAGTTGTTTTGCCCTGATGTTACACTAAACTGAGTTGTAGATGTCCCTATTATTTTATTCACAATAGATGAATCAATTGTTAGACCGGAAGGTATACTGATTCTCGCTGTTGTCGATGCTTGTAGAGTTCCAGATGTAAACTTTATTTGAGCTTGTAAACTACTTCCGACCCTTCTCCATTTTGCATCAATTCCAGTTGTTGTTCCAAATCCTTCAAACGTAGGCGTATAAGCCTGCCACGCCGTAACCACCGCACCCTGTGCCAGTGACTGCGGACCTACAATAAATGTATCCAATCTCATGGACGTATTGTTAGCGTTACGTCTCCAGCGAATTGCATACTTATCTGTAGCAGTAGAAGACGGAATGAAGAAGCCTCGGAAAGTAGTAACTGCCGTCGGCACCTGAGCTGAATTTGGGGATGTAGCAGAAGCCGTTCCTGCAATTACAATACGTTCTTGCAGTACGTTACTTGAGTTATAGCGGGCAATATACACCTGAACGTCATCGGCAGTACCTACACCTGATACATCAAATTGAACAAGTAATGGTTTGCCTAAATCCTGACCGTCAATTGAGAAGAGAGGAGATTCTACAAACTGTGCGTTAGCTGAAAAAGCTACTAGGTAGTTGGTAGTACCACGAAGTGTACTGTCTGTAGATTGAGTAATAAGAGCAGAGGCAGTGGAGTTACCCCACTGATTTGGATTGCTGCGGGTAGTAGAAGTTAATGTATCTCCTACGCTTACTTCTACTGTTCCCAAAGCATCCGCATTAAATTGACTATTCAAATAGTTAATGCCGGAAGAACCTGAACCAATTTCTTTCAGGGTACTGCCGTCGTCGGCATATACTTTATTGGTATCACTGCCGTATACAAGAGTGGCTTGCTTACGAGTAAGGCCATCGAGGACAGATTTATTTGCTTTAGGCAATGTAGTTCTGGACGTATTGGAAGCCGTTCCTCCATCAATGTCCTTATTGGTAAGAACTTCTGTACCAGCAAGAGTAGCTAATGTGCCGCTTGCTGGAAGTGTTAGGGAAGTAGCGCCGCTTGTGGATAGCGCAATATTGTTGGTACCGTAAGTAAGGGTGCCGCCATTATTGACTCCCGTACCGCCCTTGGAACCCGGTACAATACCGCTCAATTGAGATGCAGAAATGTCTGTAAGTACGGCTACAGTGCCTGTACTTGGGAACGTAGCAGAAGAGTTTACACCTGTACCGCCATTGGCTGCGGGCAGTATGCCCGTAATAGAGGCCGCTGGAAGATTAGTCAGAGTGTTGCTGGAACCGCTGATTGTTTTATTTGTAAGAGTCTGAGTAGCTGTAGTAAGTACAAAGTTTCCAGTATCGTCTGGAATCGATATATTTCTATCTGCGGTAAGAGATCCCGGAACGCTGATGCCAACATAATTGCTGTTGTCTGAATCATATAGACGAAGATTGTTTCCAGATCTTACTCCAACAAGACCATTTATAAATACGCCGTTACCTGAAGAAGGCGTCAATGTGATGCCTGCAGTTGCACTAATAGTATTACCACTAATGCTAAAGTTTCCAACCCCAATGCTAGTCTTATTGCTTAGGGCCTGAGAAGCTGTCTCAGTTACTACCGTATCGTCTGCGGATAAATTGGGAAGCGATACAGTTACGTTCGCCGCCTGTGCTGTATTCGGCCTAAGAGTAACAGTGTTAGATCCCTTGCGGTAAACTAACTCTACTAGCTCTTGTATACTACCAAAAATTTTCACTAGTTACTCCTTCGTGCCATTGGTTTGGCATGTGGTCCCGGCAGCCCCGAGGTTCAAGTACCCTGCCTATCAGGGTATTGGAGTCGGTACTCCGGGTGTTATATTGCAAGTATTAGTACTCGCCAACCAGATGCTCCGGGAGCAGAGCTGGCCGTAAGGGTTGCTATATTATTACTCGTTCTTATTGCTGTGTCAACTTCAATCGACTGTCCAGTAGCCTTGTCGAAAACCTGAATCATTATATCAGTAGTTCCGAGGTTATGCGTAATTGCCTTGGTTGTACCGTCGGCTGTTACCCAGTCTGCCTTGAAAGACTCGACAGATACCGGAGCAGCTCCCCAGCTAGGTACGCCTGCAACTACTTGTAATACTTGACCATTTGTTCCAGTAGCCAGTTTCGATACCGCAATAGCAGCAGATGCCGATACCTTGCTGTCCGTGATAGCTCCAGCTGCAATTGTAGCTACCTTAGATTCTGACCCAGAAGCTGGACCGGCAGTTACATCTCCCGTCAACTCATTGATTGCATTGACAGTTACAGCACCTGTAGCACCATTGACGGAAGCTACGGCATTGCTATTACCTACTCTTTGCCATACATTTGTCTGGCTGTAGATAACCCAGTCGTCTACTCCGAACGTAATGTTGCCCGAACCTAAATTCCGGGTACCGGCTACGGAAACGATATAAATGTCGCCCGGATCTGCCCCGACCATTCCATCTGCAAGGGCCGGAGTATTGGTAGAAGCATCCCACGTACCGTGGTAATTCATTACAGAAGTATTGAGATAACTATTCTCGATTTTGCCGGAGGCATTTAGTGGTGCGTATCCGTTTGCAATTCCCCTATTAGCTGCATTCTCGGGTGTGAATCCCAGAGCGTCCTGTTTGCCGTTCCATTCTGACTTTTCTGTGTCAGTTACAAAACGGTAACTGGAAGTTTGTACTATATTTGCGGGGTTTGTAGCGTCCACATTTGGAACATTGCCCAGTCCAATGTCGGACGCAGAGATGGCCGGAAGATCTGCAAGTACAAGAGAGCGGAAGCTAGGTTGCGTCGCTGCGCCCGTTGTTGGGCCTGCATAGACTTGGTTAGCCGTTTGATTAGCTTTTGTAAGTGTAATGGTGCCTGCGGTCGTAACCGGGTTCCCCGATATAACGAATTCTGCTGGTGCCGCAAAATCCACACTGGTAACTGAACCGGAGCCTGCGGACGACCAGCTGAGATTGCCCGCCCCGTCTGTAGAGAGGATGGCATTTGCAGTCCCGTTACTATTAGGGAGACGGAGTATGAGACTTTGCGTCTGACCGCTCGATGCTGGCGCAAGCGACGTGATGTGGGTTCCATTATCAAACTCCAGCGTAGTAGAGGTTCTGATATTCTGAGCACCGAATTGTGGTACAACTTTAGTTCCCGCAATAGCAGCAGTTGACGAGATGTCTGTATTTATAATGCCATTTGTAAGTTCAAGTTTACTATATGCAATAGCTGCTGTAGGACTTACATCTGCGTCTGTAATAGAATCTGAAAGATCCAAATTACTATAAGTAATCGGAGCACTAGGGTCAATGTCGCTATTTTTAACACCACCCGCAAGGTCCAGTTTGCTATAACTAATAGCCGCCGAAGCTGATACATCCGCATTTACAATACCGCCCGTTAGATTTAACTTGGAATATTCAATACCTGCCCCTGCTTTAACTTCGGCATTGGAGATATTGGACAGGGTATTCTGTTCGGCATCAATTGTTTTATTTGTTAGGGTCTCTACGCCATCTACTGTTGACAAAGTACCCGAAGTAGGCAATAATAAATTTGAGGGGCCGGAGACGTTTAGTACTAAATTTCCACCTAATAATTGGAGATCACCCCCCAGTACTAGGCTTCTGTCGGCCCCTTCCACGTCTAGAGTAAGAGTGTGGTCCGACGGATCTACTGCTCCATTTGTTGTGGAATTATATAATAAGCCGAGCTTACCTGTGCCGGTAGTGGCCTGATCTAATAAATTGAAAGCGCCGTCGAGAAGTAGCTCGTCGGCATGTACAGTAAGAGATGATACTTTTCTGTCGGGGTCGCCAATAGTGACAGATCCCTGCCCCGACCCGCCCAAGTCTGGGGAATTGGGGTCGATGAGGATATCTGATTGGGACCTGATGTTTAGGGTATTAGTAGAATCTACTAGGAATGTGGCTCCAAGTAGATCGATTCTTTGTAAATTATATTTTGCATTAGCTGTGAGATTGGAATCAACTCGCAGCTTTAGATTCTGAGTAAGAGTCGTAGCCATTTCGTTCTCCGGAGGGAGGAGGCCCTGTACCTGCCCCAACTAGGGGCAGGCCATCGGGTGGATTAGATTATGCTTGAATTAGGGACCAGCAGAGAATGTGATCTGTAGATGGGTCGCCACTCATTACTACTGTAATGCTGTTTGTACCCGCTGCCGCTCTAACTACAGTGCGGGGGGTTGCTCCTGCAGTCTGCAATGTAACAATAGCTACGTCAGCAGCGGTTGCACCCGGAACTGAAATAGTCTGTGTTGCATTACCGGCGGCAGTAGTAAACTTGCCTGCACGTACTGCATTGCTTACAGATTGAAGTAATTTTCTTTCTCTCTGATTGAAGCGTTTTTCTGGGTAACTACCAGCGGCAGCAGCTTCTGTCCTTAGTTTTGGTGAACTCATTTTAATTTCCTTTCGATTTTATCATCTTTGTTTCAGGGGTGATTGGCCCACACTAATTGGTGCTGGTCTCTCCCAGCTGTCACACCACTCTACACTCAGGCTATTACGTCGTAGACTTGCCTCTCCCAAGGTGTCGGGAGCCCTATTCGAATTTACCTGCCCCTACGGGAATAGGGGCGAACAGTAAATTAGGCGGGGAGATTACTTGCATATTGGAATGTCCAGCCTTTATTGTGCTTACATCTCCAATTTGGACGAAGGGCATTTGAAATTGCCGACCTGCTTCCTAGACCATCTGCTGCTGCATGACTTGCACTTAAGTACCAACGCTGTTCTCCACTTTTTACATGGGTAGCAACTATTGGTCTCCTGAGTTTCAAGTTGTTTCGAGCACATGTTCCATTTGCAGCTGCGGCCTTTCCGCCCTTTACCCAAGCACTTCGATCGGTTTTCTGTCGTGCCAGTTTTGCTAGCTCAGAAGTAAACCCATCTCCACCATTTTGGATATTTGTTAGCCTTATTCCTAAACTTCGAGCATGAGCAATAAACTCAATTTCTAATTTATTTAAACTAACTTCATCCGTTCCTTCAGCCAGAATTGCTACTTTGGGCAACTTTCCACATCTTTTCAAAACTGAATTTACCCATTTATTTTTATATGTTCGCTCCGACTTTAAGGTCGAAGGATAAAAATGTTTTTTGGGCCTATTCATTCCTGTTATAGATTTTCCAATATACCTAAGTTCGTCTGTTTCCGGATCGACTAGTCCATAAATAATATACTGCATTACCGTATCTCCTATCTATGAACCAGCCTAACATGATCTCTGCTAGTTGTCTAGCATTATCCTTAACTATTTGAAAAGTTTCGGATAATCGCAACTGACGCCGGATGTTTACAGATAACTACGCCGATTGCTTGCATATAGCTTACAACAGTAGCAACGAAACCGGAAGCACTTGGCTTCAAGTGGAAGTCGCCGCCGCCCGGAGCCTTGACTGTTTTGAAGTCAGATCCGTGGAACTCGAGAACCTTCTGACCAGCTTTGCTTTCAGGAAGGATGTAGATTCTCTTAGGTTGGCAATACTCGGAAGTATAGCACTCGAGGGAATCATTCTGGTGCTGGTATACGAACTTCTTCGTACCACGAGCGCCGTCTTCCATAGACATAAAGCGACGATCAGTTTCACGGCTTTCGATCAAGGAGTCGAGAGTCTCAGGAGCTTGTACCATCATTTTCCAGCTGTACTGATCCTGACCAACTTTAACTTTAACTTGGCTCATTGCTCTCTGAATGTGGCGAACGTCGATTGGGTTTCCACCTGCATCAAGTTCGGAACCAGCGATTGCACCGCTCATTTGCATGCCGTGGATCGTACGACCGTCAGCAGCAACAAGAGAAGGCAAACCAGCCATAACTTGAGATACAGTTCCGTAGTCGGAAATAGAAGTCAAGTTAGGGATATCAGAGGAATCAGCTTGTGCCTTGCGGTACAAGACTTCGCCAGCTGCTGGAGCAGCAGACAATGCGGTGTTTGCACCTGCAGTGTTTACAGCTTGAAGAGTAAGAATTTGATTCTCACGGTCTTTCTGAACAACTACAAAGTGAGATAGTGTACCAGTAGCAGCAGTTGCAGCAGATGCGCCACCTGCAGCAGTTCTAGCTACAACTTTTTGGCCATACTCGAAAAGACCGACGTGGCCACGAGCAGAATCAGATGCATCGAGAGTTACAACGCTTGCAAGAGTAGAGCTTGCAACTGTACCGAGAACACCAGTACCGTCAGCATGGAAGTCTGCAGCGAGACGACGTTTCGAAGCAGACAGTTTGCTGTCCATTTCTACTTTAATCGGCTCACCATACTTCTCTGGAGACTGGATAGCACGTTCGAACAAGTCGTACTGTACTTCGATAGTAGCACGAAGTTCTTTAAACTTAGCTGTGTACTCTTGTAGGCTGGAACGATCAGCAGATGGGAATGTGCTGTCGATTGTGCCGGGGTTAGCATAGTTGATTGCGTCAACACCAAATGCGGTCAAGAGCATGAAGCGGAGTTCACGAGCTGCCGAGTTGGATACCTTTGCCTTGAGAACCATTTCCCAGTCACGGAAATCTTTCGAGATCTGATTTCTGATACCATCAGAGAATTTGATCTGGAGCAAATTACCGAGTGCTGGTACGTCAATATTACTAAAAGCCATTGTTATTTAATCCTTTCTAGATTATTTTTTGCCACTTAGTACTTTACTAAAAGTGGACCAATTTTTGAATATACTGCCGGTGTCACCCGACTGAATAGCCTGTTTCAGTTTCTCTGCATCGCTGCTTGAGGCTGAACTAGACTTGACCTTGGACTGCACATTCTCGATAGCTTCTTGCTTCTTCTGTGCAACTACCTGACCTGCTTTCTTTTGAGCCTGCGCCCCGATACGATTACGTAGTGCGGTAGCGACATTCTTAAATTCACGCTCGATCAGTTCCGGAGAGAGATCCAATCCTCTTTCCTCATATTGTTCCAATCTTTTGAGAGAGCTATTCCATAGCATCTCATCGAATAGGTGCTCATCCTGTGCGTTGCCTAGTCGATCTGCAAAACGATATTTCTCGAAAACTGGATGTACTCGAGATTCCATCGAACGAAGTTCGGTTTCTTCTCTTTCCTGCTGAATCTTCGCTTTAAACTCTTCATTCTCCTTACGGATCTTGTCAAGTTCCTTGCGTGTCAGATCAGCTTGCTCCTGGGCCCTCATAGCTTGGAGTTCATCTGGGCTTGCATTTTTCAGGAATTCACGCCGCTCAATTTCCTTATTGACCAGCTCCTGCCATGCTCCCTGCCGCCCGCTTAGGGTGTCAATCAAATGTTCGTGACCTTTGGAGAATGCTTCTTCCAAACGGCCCCAGTCTGATTCACGTTCCTTTAGCTTGGCTTCCAGTTCCTTACGAGAAGAGATTTCACGATCCCGCTCTGCTTGGAACTTTCTCATACCCGCAGCCGCCGCAGCCATCTTCTTGATCTGCTCTCGGTTGGAGTAATCGATTTCTACTTTACGCTTACGTCCCGTCTCGTCCGTTACAGTGATTACTTCCTTCTCACCAGATGTCCCCGGAGTGGCTTCAGTTTTTCCAGTAGCCTTACTGGATTCAACTGTCTCCTTGGAGTCCTGAAGGGTGTCTTCACTTTCTCCTTCTAATTGGATTCCGTCTTGCGTAGATTCTTCAGACCGAACTACAGTATCGTCATCCTCTGATGCACTGCTTAGTGGTCCGAAGTCGGCAACTAATTGCGTATCCCCGAAGGCTTCTGCAAATTTGTTACCTTGTTGAGCGCCCGAATTACCTGTACTCATTGTACTTTTCTCCTGCCGTCCCGTCGCAGTTGGATGGGGATAGGCTGTTGGATATTATGTCCCCGGATAATCCGGAAACTTATATACAGAATACTAATACTTAGGGCCACTGTCAACAAGTTATACACTATGTTTAATAAAAAGTCAAGGCTTAAATACCCTGCTGCCCGAACGTGGGGGTACAACTTGCATGTGTACCCAACCCTTTGTAAATGCTGGATCTTCTAGCCATATACCAAATTCTTCTAATAATTTCAAGTTCTTAAGACAGTATTCCGCCAACTTTCCGTCACTGTCTGCGAAATCAACCGCTAAACAAACAGTATGATTTGATTTAGTAGCTGCGCCCTTAACTGTAGCATTAATGGCTGCCGGACGGTAGCCCGAAGTTACCTTCATTGGTTTGCCCCAAACGGCACGAAACTTGTTTACTGCACGTAGTAGCTTTTCTAGATTGACCTGCAGAGTACCGTCTAGAGGATACTGCTTGTCTCGGCCCATTAGAATTTCGTCACGAGATATCATTATCTGCAGTTCCGGAGTCTCCGGACTTTTTCTTTTTAGCAGGAGGCGGAGCAGTGTATCCAAACATCTCACGCAGCCGCTCAAATACAGATTTATTACTGTCTTCCATTTGTTTCTTATCATCAATACCAAGCTTCTTATTGTAGCTCTGACGAAGTTTTTTTAATTTTTCTTCATAAGTATCCATGTGTTTACCCCTGTGGTAGTGGTGGTGCGGGAGGCATTGCTCCTCCCGGAGGTTGCGGTTCTGTTCCCGGAGCTTCCATTGGGCCTGCCGCCTGTCCGCCCTTTTCCTTAACAGCCAATGCGGCTCGGTCCTTGTTATGTTGCTTGAGTAGTGCTTTAACTTCTGCAGACAGTGCAGTAAACTCCTGAGTCATAAAATATCTAAGAGACCATGCAATCATGTTCTCGTGATCCATTTGCTCTTCGGGTGGGATATAAATATTTGTAGCAATCATCTCATCGAAGATTTCTTTCTGTCTGTGTCCTGCCAATTCGAATGCATCGAAGATACCTTCGAGATCATTGAGCCTCAGTTTCTTAAGAAGTACCCGGCTGTCTACTCCGGCTTTTTCGAACAGAGGTTGCAGTGTAATAATTTGTTGTTGGCGGGTAATGGGGTCTAGGGACAAGGTAGTACCATATTCGCCTACAACATCGAAGCCGCCATCAATATCCATACCCTTGACATCGGTAGCTTCTAGGGCTTGTTCTTTGCCGAGGACGTGAATGGTTCGACTGATAGACCAGTGCTTACGTGCTAGGTTTAACAGCGCCTTATATACCGATTCCACACACGCTACGTATTTATTAAATAGACGGTGACGAATCATGTTACCTTGGTTGGTAGCATACTGCATAGATGCGCCGGATTGCTCACGAGATTGCTGACCGAACATGGACTCATTGACGCCCATGACATCATTGATTCCCTGAATGTAGTTGTTTCTTTCGCTAGACAGTTCTGGAAGCAATTGTGGTGCCGACATAAAATAAGGAGGCTGGTTGCCTGTAATCTTAATTACATCCCACGGACTGTTACCTAATGCGTCATCAGAAATTTCTGCCGATTCCGGTAGGATCATACGAGCTGCGCCGTGTGCCTGAATATTATCTAGCCTGTTGGCATCGAGACGATTCAGGTTGTTCTGCAGCGTCATAGCATATTCAACTGCCGACTTGCCCCACAAAGTATTAGGCACATCGAGGTCCGTAATAAAATGATATGGAAGATTTGCCTGTTCTGGTAGTTTCTCAATGCGTCTCATCTTAACTTCGTCGGGAAGATCAGATGCTTCTATTTTCGAAGCCGCACCTTGTCTCTTAAATCGGAAGGGACTTGGGCGTGGGGACTCAATGATTTCGCCAGAGACTGTGGTAATACAGTATCGACCTAGATATCCGTTAGTGGGCAATCCAGTTTCCCAATATTCCAATAGCTCTACGGAGTTGTAGTGCATGTCACGAAGTTCGGTTTGCTGTCCGGTAGAAGTAGGTGTCTTTTCCTGCACACGAGCCTGATCTAGTTCATCCCGTTTCTCAGGCCATCTAGACACAGCTTCTTCGTAGTCAATATAGATACGCTCAATTACCCATTTAACGTCGTCCCAGCTGCGAGCATCTGGATCTATAAAGATATTCCATGTGGAAGGAATAGTAATATCTATGTCGCCCTCGAGAGTAAGCTCTCCGGTCTCCATGTCTGCCTCGATGATGTCGCCTTTCGAGGAATCCCAGACAGTCTTAATGAGCCCTGTACCATACACAAGAGTCATTAGATTGACCTGATCGAATTTTTCCTGCAACTGATATTTACGTAGTGCCCACTTGACGATACGATCTGCAGCGTCAGCTTTTCTCTGATCGTCCTGATCGGAAGTCTGAGGCCGGACCGCAATCATTGGTGGATTAGAAGACATCTGTGCATGAATGAAGCGTAAGTTCTTCATTACATAACTTGTCGATACATCTGCATTTGATTGGTCAATATTGGATAGGACTTCAGTAAGAGGGAAGTCCAGAGTCATATTAGTTGATAGGGAATTACGAGTTCCTAGAGAGGAATATACTGTTCTCTCATTCTGACGCCATACAGCTTCGTGAACTGAGCGATCCCTAGTAGCATTGCTAAAACGCTTTAGGATTTCTGCCCTAGCCTTGTCGTTATTCCAAATACTAATTTTGAGAGCCACTGGTTATTCTCCCTTTTCCTCAACCCCGTGCATGCCATACTTTTGCAGCACTGGATCAATCATACTCATTAAGTTCTTACTACGAGGATCTTTACGATTTCTCAATTCCCGAGCAAGCTTATTAATCATCTTCCACTCTATATAAGAATCGTGGCCGGAATCAATTAATTCCAAAGCTTGACGAACATCGTCTTCAATGCTAGGCAAGTCGTCCTTGCATGCACAGTCTTTTGTTTTTTCCTTGGAAGGTGGTTCCGTGGCTAGAAGAATTTTCAACTGCATACTACCTCCTAGTAGAGTATTTCCATATTGAGACAAGAATTTTCTTAGTTCTCTTGCGCTCGTCTATGGCTCGTTTAGCGATAAGAAAGTGAACGGGCAAAAGTATTGTAAGAATGTACAACCATACTACCGCCACATGACGCCTCGTTTAATTCTAGTGGGTCTTCCCCGGGGTTTCGCTCGTTTTTCCGCAGCCTTTTCTTCGAGTTGCTTTCGCTTCTCGTTAGCCTGTAGAAGTGTAGCATACCACTGATTAACTGTAAAGGATTGCAGCTTTTTTTCTGCAGGGGGTAGAGTATCCCGTGCATATTGTGCAGAGTCTAATAGGTGATAAGTACTTGAATTTACTATCTTTCCCTCCCCACGGTCAGACCATCTACAGTTCTGCAATTCGTCTATAAGTCCCTGACAATTTGGAGTAATTATCATATTCTTACCGAGGGATTCTTGTAGATTCTTAATTAATTCTTCCTTACGGCTAGCATTTTTGGAGTCTACCGTCATATAGGTCACGCCCATAGAGGCAGCTGTGTTGACATACCACGGGGCATAATCAGAAATACGTCGAACTATGTTCACCTTAGATGTATAGTACTGAACAGCCTTAACAATGTCGGTAGGCACCTGAATGCCCTTGATATACTCGGATAGGATGCAATACCATTTGGAGGTATCTGGATTTTCGGCCCAGATTGTAAGGCCAGTAGCTGAACTTATAGCTGGATCTACTGCTTCTACGTGACGCCACATGGTACTATAGCCTTCCGGCATACCTACCATTGTCTCATAGTCGAAATGGTACACCTGATCCTCAGCCGTCATCCAGTCGCCCTCGAAGATAGCATCCCTTTGGTACTGGGGAAGGTGGGCGTAACGACGAATCAGCTCTTCACGACGCTGTGGGTCGGAGTAGAGAGGGTTATCTAGCATTTTAAATCGGTAAACCCTACCCTCCGGAGGCTCGATTGCATCTACAAATCTCTGAATGCCTACGTTTACGGTAAGTGGGGTAAATGAGAATATGGAGTAACCATTCCGGGCCTGAGTACGAACCAGAACCTCTCTAATAAGGTCCAGCGTGGGGGGCAATTCGTCTACCCATGTGACATGGGCAACGTAGGATTGCAGCCTCTCACGGGCAGTATTGGGATTTTCTAGGGACTGGAACACTATTCTGTTTCCATTGTCTAGTTCTAGACGTTGTATGGCGTTACCCATACGAACTTCTTTGTAGGTTCCCGGTTCTAGGTAGCTACGAATCTTCGGAAGAAGCGAATCTTCCAGCTGCTTTCCGGTACGACCTGCGACGATTGCAAGTAGTGGCTCACTGCCCCATCCCTGCTGGCCTGATTCGGCCCGTCTCTTTTTAACTAACTCGTGATCTTCTAAAAGAATTTGAGTAAGCATGCGGGCAGCTGTTTGAGATTTACCGCTATTATGAGTAACTAATCCATTGGCTAGCAAATATAAATTGGTTGAAGAGTCTACATGGATATCATAAGTCTCTACTTCTCGAGTAATTCCGGAAGGACCAATAGCCACATTACTGCTGCTACTTCTTTTCCCGCCAATACTGCTATACTCTTCTTTCCACTTCTTTTGTGGGGATGCAAGATAGGGATTTAACTCATCTAGAATTTCCTTAATAAAGTGAATATTTCTAGTATACGCAATATGGACTGGTCCATTCTTATATTTTTTTCTAGAATCTAGGGATCTATTTAATGGTATTTGCCATAAGGCTAATACGGCATAGGCAAATGCGTCTACAACAGACTTTGCCTGCATGTTTAAAGATAAGGTAACATGATCTTTTGCGGAATACACAGTGCCGTCTGTATCAATTAGCCCCGCTACAAATTCTAATAGGGAATTCCTATCCCACTTTTTAAGAACTTCTAAATCTACTATTTTTTCATGAGCATATTTGCCTTTACACCATTCTGCATAATAGGGAATATCTACATATCCTACTGACCAAGTATAATTACTTTCATGTAATTTACGTGCGGTGCTTTCGCAAATAGAGGCTACTTTATTTGGAACTTCGGGTGTGCCTGAGCTAATTTGAAGATATTTGTGGGTTTGTCTGGAACATCCGTCTCCCAGCATGGCAGCCAATGCATATGCTTGAGGAAAACTAATTTTACCTAAAGGGGCCTTTACTTGGACTCGAACCACCTTATCGTCTTTTCCAAAATCTTTAACAGCTTTTTCTACTAAATGGCCATAGGGTGTAATTACTTGAAATACATGATTATCTGTAGCAGATGCCCACCTAACATTTCTGTAAACTAGTTCTTGCACAGATTTAACTCCGTTAGAAAAAGTCTTTAATACAGAAATAGGTTGACCGTGTTCTGAGTAAACAATATCTCCCGGTTTAATTTTTTCAATTTCCACTGGGCCTGTAGGCGTAGCCACTAAGGTGCCTTTAGCTAAACACTGGTTGCCGGCCCTTAAATAATACTGCTTATATACACCGAATTCATTGAAGAATTCTTGTTGTGCAGCAGTAGGTCTGGAATCTAAATGTGCAGGATCGAAAGCTTCCTTGCGCTGAATAGCCTCAAGGCGCTCTAGTGCTAAAGCTAGTAGCTTGTCCTGTGACATATCTTACAGCTCTTCGAGAACTTCGCAGAGATCTACACGTACTGCATCGCCGGCATTGGTTGTCGTTACAACAACTCGACATTTGTTAAGCAAGGGCAATACTGCTTGATCGCCAGATACTTCAATATTCCAACGGATATACTGAATACCGGCTGCAGTAATTGCTGTTCCGGACTTTACATCCACCCAGTCATTACCATTAGCTGTTTGCAACTTAGGGGTAATTGTACCTACCTGAGTTACTGCACTCACCTTGAGTTTGATAACGCCGTTGAGTGCGCCACCTGCAGAGTTTGGAAACTCCTGAGTGACGGGCTCGTTAGTTACCACGCCCGATATGCTCTTGTTTGCAAGAGCCACATTTTTTGCTGACCAACCATTAGGCATATGTACTTTACTCCTTTATTTAATTACACTGAATGCAATTTGACATTTCTTGTGGAAAATGTCAACTTCTATAGATACTCTTTTATCTTAACAATCCACTGGTCAATTCTCTCTTGAGTGGCAAAACCACTCGGAGTTTTCTGAGACAAGCGATAAAGCGCCGTAGGAAAAGCGCCGTTTTTAAGGCGTATCAGAACGTCAGTAAACTCGTCAAACATCTGATCGGATTGCTCCGTCGTCATACCTTCAAGTGTATTGTCGGCTAATAGGTATTTAATTAACTCGTCAGATTTTTTCTGATACTCCTCAAGCTTCCCGGCAATCATTTCTCGTGGAGTCGGTACAGTTGGCGGCCTCGTGTAAACAGAAAGCTTTTCCTGCCAAACTTCTTCCGGGGTATCGTCTGGAAGTTCAAGTTCGCCTATTTTTTGACCAAGATAATTTAATACGTTTCTAATCATGTCGACCTCACAAATTTGCTACGCATGATCCACCGTTACCACCAGCCCCGCCCGTTGTTCCAGACCCGGACGCCCCAGTCGCACCTGCAACACCTATGATTTCAAGGCCAGAGTTGGTCACCACGTTAAACAATTGTATTCTGCCGCCTTGACCACCATTTCCACCGTTTCCTCCAACCCCAGTACCGGCTGCGTTACCACCCGTGCTTCCGTTTCCACCGTTTGCCGAAATAAGACTATTGACCGTCGGGCCAGTTTTTTTAGCGTAAGCTATATAAACATAACCGCCACCGCCGCCTCCAGCACCGCCCGTGCCTCCAACGTTACCTACTGTTTGGTTTAAACAAGTTCCGGCATTGCCGCCAAGTACAGTTATTACTCCAGCCGGTGTTGATGGGCCGGTTATAATTTCCGCTGCGTAAATAGCGATAACACCGCCGCC